GCCGGAAAACCACAATGCATTGGTAAGAGTCACTGGCGTGGTGATTTGATCACTGGCGAATTCAGCAGGGATCATGGTGCAATGACCAAAAAGCTAGCCCTCATGTTTATGAAACTGTGTGAACGCTATGCTACCCGTAGCAACTGGCGCGGATACACCTATAATGACGAGATGCGCAGCCAAGCACTCTTACAACTATCACAAATTGGACTACAATTCGATGAGAGCAAAAGTCAGAATCCTTTCGCGTACTATACTGCCGCCATTACTAATAGTTTTACTCGTGTGCTTAATATTGAAAAACGTAATCAAAATCTTCGTGATGACATCTTAGAAATGAACAATATGAATCCCAGCTACTCAAGGCAAGCAGATTGGGGACGCGGTGGTGGGGGCGGCGGAGACGAGTAAACTAGTCGTCGCAGGCCACCAACTGTTTCTGTTATACTTGTATCAATGACTAATCTATTTAAAAAAGCCGCGATATTCACGGACATACACTTTGGGTTAAAATCAAACAGTCAAGTTCATAACGACGACTGTTTGAATTTTGTCAAATGGGCCACTGCTAAAGCACGGGAGGAGGGTTGTGAGACTGCCATGTTCCTGGGCGACTGGCACAACAATAGGGCCAGCATTAACATTGTAACGTTGAATTACAGCCTTAGGGCACTAGAGCATTTAAATGATAACTTTGATCGTGTTTATTTTATTCCCGGCAATCATGATCTGTATTATCGCGATAAACGCGATATCCAATCGGTTGACTGGGCTCGTCACCTCCCGAACATTCAAATTGTTAACGATTGGTTTACTAGTGGGGATGTGGTTATCGCTCCTTGGCTTGTTGGGGACGATCACAAGCGAATACCAAAACTATCAGCCAAGTACATGTTTGGGCACTTTGAACTGCCTGGCTACTTGATGAACGCCATGGTGGCCATGCCAGACCATGGCGAGGTGCGCAGAGAACACTTCAATAACTTTGATCATGTGTTTACTGGTCACTTCCACAAGCGACAAACACAAAAGAATATCACCTATATCGGCAACTGCTTTCCACACAACTATGCTGATGCTGGCGACGATGATCGTGGCATGGCTATACTGGAATGGGGCAAGGACCCAGTGTATCATGCCTGGCCCGATCAACCCCGGTATCGTGTGTACAAACTAAGCGATGTACTTAATCACACCGAAGCCATGCTGCTACCAGGTATGCATTGCAGAGTCAACATTGATATTGACATCAGCTACGAAGAAGCTACGTTTATTAAAGAAACTTTCATTGACACTTATCGGTTAAGAGAAATCAGCTTAATTCCGCAAAAAGAAATCGATCTTGGCGAGAACATCATACTGGGTAACATACAGTTTGAAAGTGTCGATCAGATTGTTACTAGCCAGATAACTAACATAACCAGCGACAAATTTAATTCTAACCTGCTGCTAGACATCTATAGAAATCTATGATCCGTATCAAGAATTTGACTGTTAAAAATTTCATGAGCGTGGGTAATGTTACACAGGCCGTAGACTTTGACCGTAAGGACCTCACACTGGTCCTAGGCGAAAACATTGACCTAGGCGGTGATGACACTGGCAGCAGGAACGGTACCGGCAAGACTACAATCATCAATGCGTTGAGCTATGCCTTGTACGGCACTGCACTCACTAACATCCGCAAAGACAACTTGATCAACAAGACCAACGGCAAAGGCATGCTGGTCACTGTGGAGTTTGACAAAGACGGTACCGAGTATCGCATCGAGCGCGGACGCAAGCCCAACACCATGGCCTTCTATGTGGGCAATGTTGAGCGTGAAATTACTGATGAGAGCCAGGGCGACAGCAGAGAAACACAGGCAGACATCGAGCGCATGCTGGGCATGAGCTGGGACATGTTCCGCCACATTGTTGCCTTAAACACCTATACTGAGCCATTCCTTAGTCTCAAAGCCAACGATCAGCGCACCATCATTGAACAACTGCTGGGTATTACTGTACTGAGCGAGAAAGCAGAACGTCTTAAAGAACTGAATAAGGCCACTAAAGATGCCATACAACAAGAAGAATTCCGCATCAAGGCAGTGACAGATGCCAACAGTCGCATCCAAGAACAAATTGAAAGTCTCAAACGCCGCCAAGTCTTGTGGCAGAAAAAGCATGACAGCGACTTGGCCTACTTGCAAAAAGGCTACGATGAACTCAGCTTGATTGATATTGAAGCAGAACTGGCAGCACACAAGGCCTTAACTGAATACAATCAGCGAGTCAAAGACATCTCTGACCTAACCAAGGCCGTTAAACGTGCCGAACTGGACGAGGATCGCGAAGGCAAGGTTGTTGACCGACTCAAACGTGAGATTGCGGCACTAGAGGACCATAAGTGTCATGCTTGTGGACAGGACCTACACGATAGCGATCACGAGACCACACTGGCTAAAAAGCAAAAAGAACTACAAGAAGCTGCACTACAGGTATTAGCTACTGGTGGTCAGTTATTAGAATTGCAGGATGCTTTAACCGAAGTGGGCGCAGCAGGCACACCGCCCCGGGTCTACTACGATCGCGAGAGCGATGCGTTTGAACATCGCAGCAGCATGGCTAATATATTGAGCCAGATTGCCAGCAAGAACACAGAAACAGATCCCTATACTGAACAGATTGAAGAAATGAGCACACAGGCTCTAGAACTAGTCAGTTACGACACCATCAACGAGTTGGGTAATGTCAGGGACCACCAAGAATTTTTATTAAAGCTGTTGACCAACAAAGACAGCTTTATACGTAAACGCATTATCGATCAGAATTTGAGTTACTTGAACGCAAGACTGGGGCAATACTTGGATCGTATCGGCTTGCCACATGTGGTCAAGTTCAATAACGATCTCACAGTAAGCATAACCGAATTGGGTAGAGAATTAGACTTTGACAACCTCAGCAGGGGTGAGCGCAATAGACTGATACTGAGCCTGAGTTGGGCGTTCCGTGATGTTTGGGAAAGTTTGTATCAACCTGTTAATCTCTTGTTCATTGATGAGCTGGTGGATTCGGGCATGGATGCATCGGGCGTGGAAAACAGCCTAGCGATCCTAAAACGCATGAGCAGGGAAGCGCATAAGAGCATTTGGCTGGTTAGCCATAAAGACGAGTTAGCTGGGCGGGTTAACAACATTTTGACTGTGGTCAAAGAAAATGGGTTTACAACCTACAATACCGATGTTGAAACCGTATAAATTTAGTGGGTTAGACTGCATGAGTCATAACTATAATACAGCCTCTTGCTGTATCAAATATGACTTGGTTCTATCAGAATATGCCCGTTGAACAATTACCCGAAGACTGCGTAGGTTTTGTGTATCTTATCACAAATACCGTCTCAGACCGCAAGTACGTGGGCAAAAAGCTAGCTAAATTTGCCAAGACCACATATCGTGTGGTCAAGCAAAAGAACGGGATCAAGAAGAAAAAGAAGATACGCAGCAAGATCGACAGTGACTGGCAAGAATACTACGGCAGCAACGATGAGTTGAAGCGGGATGTAGAACTGCTAGGGGCAGACAAGTTCCAGAGAGAGATCTTGTACTACTGCTCATCAAAAGCCCTGTGCTCCTACATTGAAGCACGTGAACAATTTGACCGCAAGGTCTTAGAGTCACACGATTACTATAACGGACAAATTAGCGTCCGTGTGCATGGCTCACACATTATAAACAAAATCAATCTCCCACAGACACAAAGTCCAACAAGTTAATACATCATAGGCCCTGTGCATGACTAGGTCATGCTCCATTGAGGAACGGTGAGATACCCGGTCCGGATCTTGGATGCCAAAGAAAATTACTAACTTAAGGTAATAAATGATTGAGGCGCTGCGAAAAAGATGCAACCTCAGCCTATAGGATTTGGGTCTATTCCGGATCACTAGGGTTCCGTTGATATGTGAAGCTTGAGTAGGGGGTACCGGTCAACCGCCTCCGCGCCGCAAGGCAATCTCATTAGAATAGATGACTGGGCTACTCGGATGATGCCTTTTCAATTCACCGTGCATACGGTGAATTATGACCAGTTAATCTGGATGATACTAATCCATTAAAGATAGAGAATAATGTTGTGAGCGCTAGCGAAACAACAGACTTGCGTAGCAAGTCTTAAACTGCTTAGAAGAATGGCAATCCCGATTTCTTTGTAGTTTCCATATTACCTTCAATGATTTTACTTATTGTTTCTCTTTCACTTTGACTGAGATACATGGCTTCTTCATAACTTAATCCTCCACGCATGTACCAAGCTAGTGTGAGTGCTTCTTTCTTTAAGGCTTTTGACTCTTTATCGTAGCCCTCCAGCAAGGCCACGATTTGTTCATTGTTTAATGTCAAAAGCCTTGCGCGAAAAAACTTGCATAGTCAAACTGTAAGGGTACTGTAAAATCCTGCTTGCACTCGTAACAGGCCACTGGTTGTGCGGGTACTGCACCTTTTTGATTGTATGCAGTTAGTTGATCTTTGACTGATTTTAATATGCTGCCTTTGGCATTGTTATAGAACTCTTTGATAAATTCAACGTCACGTACTCGGGTGCCATCATCAGTTTCAATGTAATCTGTACAATAGGCAGCGGATTCTAGCCCAATTTCAATTATACGCTGCATGCTCTTGGCCACCAGCTGCATCTTATCTGCTTCGGGCATGGCAGAATCGTTTACAGCCTGTATCATTTTTTGTTCTTCAAAATTGATAGCATCAGTCTGATTAGATCCAAAATATATCTGTGATTTTAGTTTTATTTTTAGATTGTCAATCGTGATCGGCTGCGAGTAGTCAGGGCACTGTATTCCGCCTAGGCAATTGATTAAATCCAGTGCGTGATTGTTTTTTTCGTTACAATGCGGGCATGTGGATTCTACATCCATGTGCTGTCCATAGCTGGCAATGCGAATAGCAATCAATATGGCATCTACATCTACAGTGGGGGTTTTCCATGCATCTACAATGTTGGGGCAGCAGCTCTCGATCACGCTGACTACCCCGCTGCCGTTCATGAGCGCATCAGGAGTTCTCAGTGTAACTTCATCCCTGGTGGTCATGGGATAAACGGGAATTTCTCCGTTAACTGGCAAGTTTAGCGAGCCTTCGGCCCAAAATTTGCCCCCGCCGGGCAATTTGATGTAAATCGCTGGTTGTCTAAAGTACTTGGCCAGGGGATTAGCGGCGGTATTTGGTAAAGTTGTAGTTTCCATGTTTTTGATTCCGGTAAATAATTGATACAACTATATTTATAGGCTACTAACCCATGAGTGATCCAATTACCCAAGAACAGATGGAAAGACTCTTTGCGAGATTCTTTGGCGAAGGCAACGTCAACCCTGCTGAGCGTGCTGCCACAGAATCTGTAGAAGATTTTACCAAACGGATCCAAGAGAGTGTGAAATCGATGAAACAGTCAATTTCACTCAGCAAAACCATAATGAATATCGCTGACGGGCAAAAAGTTGGCATGATCGACGTCACTGATGCTATGAAAAGCCTGGATGACGAAATCAAGGCACTTGAAGATACAGTGCATGCGCATGATGATGTAATAGGTAAGCAAAATAAAGAAAATAAAATAGCAGCAGCCAAAGCAGGAAAACTAGAACTGGCTAAGAATGCTGCATTGAAAAATGCCACAGGTGCAGTGGCAAACTTTGCTATAGCATCCATAGACATTGCATTCAACCTGGCCATGGCCAGTATGGACTTCCAAAAATCTCTATTGAGTAACGCAAGTGGCGTAGAGATCGCCGGTCAGGCCAGCATGGCACTGGCCAAAGCTGAGGGCGAAGCTGCGATTGCAGCAGCCAACTTGACTAGAGATCTAGGCAGTGTGGTATCTGCGTTTTCTGGTATAGGCGGCAAACTGGGCGTAGCTGCTGCTGTAATTGGTACTGGCATGCAGGTGTATGGGGCAATCCAGGCCAACTTAGCTAAAAAAGCCAGCGAGCTCGAACAAAAACGCCTAGACATATTAAAAACAGCACTTGAGGCACAGCGTAAAAGCTACATGGACATCACAGCAGCTGGCATAGTGCTAGCAGGTGGCATGACACAGATGCGTGGGGACGCTAGCCGAGCCGGATTAACAGTTGAGCAGTTTGCTAAAGCACTCAAAGACAGCAAAGATGATCTAGTGTTTTTGGGTATGGGGTTTGGTGAAGCATCTACTAAACTATCTAAAGTTGGTGCTGCAATTAAAAACTCGGGGGTGGACACACAGCTGATCAAACTGGGATATGGATTTGAAGAACAAGCTAGCCTGGCTGCATCTATGATGGCAAATCAAAAAGCAGCAGGTGATTTTAGAGCACGTACAGATGCTGAAGTGGCTCGTGAAACATTAGCATATGGCAAGAGTTTAAAAATAATATCAGACATCACTGGCAAGGATGCAAAGAAAGCAGCAGAAAAAGCTAGAACTGATGCCATGCGCCTTGAAGTCAGCAGCAAGCTAACCGCAGAACAAAACGAGCGATTCCAGGGCGCACTACGAGCCATGCCTGAAGAACTGCAAAAGGGTTTTATTGAAAAGATTTTAACTGGTGGTACGGTAATTGATCAAAACACCAATATACTGTTAGCCAATAATAAACAAGCCGGTACTTACTTAGATGAAGCCATGAACAACGTCATGAATTCAAGTAAAACCGGTAATCAAGTGGCACAAGACACTCTGGCAGCAGGCGGCAAGCTGGGCGAATCTTTGAAAACCATGGATTCAACAATTAACACAGCTGGCGCACTAGTTGGCGGACTAGCAGGACAATTTGGTGAATTCACTAACAAATTGATCATGCACACCAACTACACAGAGGAAGCAGCAAATAAAGCCAAAGACAACGCTGACAAATCTGCTAACAACATGGCAGCATTGGATGTAAACGTGGCTGCACTTGAAACTGGTGTACAAAGACTTAAAGTTGCTCTGCAAGAAGAATTGACAGGTGCTATTACAGCATTTGCAAGAGAAGCGTTAGCAGCAGCACACACAATGAATGCAATAGCAGGTGCAACCATGTCAATGACTGAAACTGTTTGGGACCGCATTGGTAAGTCGTTTATGGGTGGTGTTGGTAAATATGCCGAATTTGGTGTTGGTGCAGGTGCTCTTGTTGGCGGAGTTGCGGGTGGTATTGGCGGAACTGCACTTATGCCAGGCGCTGGATCTATAGCTGGCGCAGCAGCAGGCGCGCAAGCGGGTGCTGTAACAGGTGGTGTAATTGCTGGCGTTATTGGCGGTCTAGAAGGAGTGTTTGACGAATTCTGGGGCGGCAAAAAAGGCAAAGCTCTGGGTGGTGTTTCTGACGGCCCTGCTAGCGGCTACATGGAAAAACTACACGGCACAGAAGCAGTGGTCCCACTTGAAGGTGGGCGCACAATACCAGTTAGCCTAGACATGTCAAATATATCTGGCATGATCAACGACATAATCAGCAGCAAATCTGCCCAGTCTGGTATGGCGGCACTGGGTCCCATGGGCGGTTTATTGGGTGCCGGCATGTCCATGCTAGGCGGTCACGGTAAAAAAGACACATCAGATCTCATGCAAGAACAAGTTGATTTGATGAAGCAGTTTATTGACACCACCACACAGCAGTTGAGTTACCTGCGAGAAACCAAAGATCTACAACAGCAATTAGTCTACAACTCACACTGATTGTATATAAATACGAGTTAACATAGAAATTTCACATGGCAGAACCCAAAACACAATCAGGCGGTAGTTGGAAAAAGTATTTCCGCACAGCCGGCACCGGCAACGCCGTAAGCCCAATTGGCAGTGGTGCAATGGCTGGCACTGGCGGGGACATGAAGTACAGCAACTATCAAAGTCAGCTGCCAGAAATCTATATTGGTCATCCCAACCGCTTGGAACGCTACAATCAGTACGAGCAAATGGACATGGACAGTGAAGTTAATGCTGCCCTAGATATCTTGGCTGAGTTCAGCACACAGCCACACGAAGAAACCAATTTGCCATTTGATGTACACTACAAGGAAGATCCCACTGATAACGAAATCAAGATCATCAAAGAGCAGCTACAGCAGTGGGTTACCCTAAACGAATTCAACAAGCGCATGTTCAAAATCATGCGCAACACCATCAAGTATGGCGATCAGGTGTTTATCCGTGATCCAGAAACATTTAAACTGTTCTGGACTGAAATGAGCAAAGTGGTCAAGATCATCGTAAACGAGGCAGACGGTAAAAAGCCCGAGCAGTATGTGATCAAAGACCTACAGCCCAACTTTCAAAACATGACTGCCACAGCACTCAGCACCACAGATACCTATACCAACAGCCCACAAACTGGCGGTGGCGGTGGTAGCTACACACAGCCTAGAACTCCCTACACTGGCGGCAGCAGATTCAGCCACGCACAGAACGAAGCGGTGATCAATGCTGAGCACGTGATACACGTGGGGTTGACTGAAGGCTTGGACACATTCTGGCCTTTTGGTAACAGCGCACTGGAAAACGTGTTTAAAGTATTCAAGCAGAAAGAACTGCTTGAAGATTCAATCATTATCTATCGTGTACAACGTGCGCCAGAACGCAGAGCATTTTACATTGACGTGGGCAACATGCCTAGTCACATGGCCATGGCCTTTGTTGAGCGTGTGAAAAACGAAATTGCACAGCGTAGGATTCCTACACAGACCGGTAATGGCACTACTAACATGATGGATGCCACATACAATCCACTAAGCACCAACGAAGACTTCTTTTTCCCACAAACAGCAGATGGTCGTGGCAGCAAAGTTGAAGTGCTACAGGGCGGACAGAATCTAGGTGAAATCACAGACCTGCGCTTTTTTACCAACAAGTTGTTCCGTGGCCTGCGTATTCCCAGCAGCTATTTGCCCACAGGTACAGACGACGGTAGTCAAACCTACAACGACGGCAAAGTGGGCACTGCCTTGATCCAGGAATGGCGCTTTAACCAGTACTGCAAACGCTTGCAGAAGATGGTGATTGAGAAATTTGACACCGAATTCAAGATGTTCATGCGCTGGCGCGGTATCAACATTGACGGTCAGCTATTTGATCTAGTGTTTAACGAGCCGCAAAACTTTGCGCAGTATCGCCAGGCTGAAGTGGATGGTGCTAGAATCGGCACATTTACACAGCTAGAAGCTTTCCCTTACTTTAGCAAGCGTTTCTTGATGAAGCGTTACCTAGGCATGAGCGAGCAGGAAATGAGCGAAAACGAAAACATGTGGCTGGAAGAGCGCGGCGACGCAGAAAATGCTCCAACAGAAGATTTGGGCTTGCGCAGCGTGGGCGTTACTCCTGGCGGACTAGATAGCGATCTTGGCGCCATAGCGCCGCCCGAAGGCGGAGAAGAAGGTGCAGACGGTATGCCAGCTGGTCCTGGCGGAGCACCTGGGGACATGGGTGCGGGCGCAGCAGCACCTGCCCCGGCACCAACTTAATTGCATTTCGGTTAAATAACACTATGTATGTAACTGAACTATTTTCGCCTACGCCAACTGGATATTCTACAGAAAAAGAGGATAATACTGTTCTTAAATTAAGCGATCTACGTAAAAGTAGACTTAGTCTAGAGCAGTTGAACCGCCTGAGAATCATGAATGATGTGCGTAAACTCGAGCACGAACAAAAGCTAAAAACAGTGGCCACACAGTATAAACCACCTGTTGAAGCGCCATCTCTATAATTTTTGCGGCCTTATCTCGCAAAAACCATTAAAAAACACCCATTATAACCAAAATATTTGTATATTATGTAAATAATGTACAAGCTTCATTATTAACCAAGGAGTTCTCATGAACAAGTATGAACAATTAATTGAATTTATTATCAATGAACAAGAAGATAAAGCACGTGATCTTTTCCATCAATTGGTGGTTGAGAAAAGCCGCGATATCTACGAGAGTCTCATTGACGAAACAGATTTTGACGAGGACGTCGGTGGAAACCAAGTCCAAGGCCTCATGAACGATGTCACTACAGACGAAGCTGGCATGCAAGAGGAAGAAGAAGAAATCGGTGCTGACAGCGATGCTGATCTAGGTGGCGACGAAGAACTAGGCGGTGACGACGAGTTTGGCGGCGATGACATGGGTGGCGAAGAAGGCAGCCCGGAAGAAAAGATTGAAAACACCATTATGGATCTTGAGTCTGCTCTAGACGAACTCAAAGCTGAATTTGACCAGTTGATGGGCAAAGACGGTGGTGACGACATGGGCGGAATGGACGACATGGGTGGTGACGACATGGGCGGAATGGACGACATGGGCGGCGAAATGGATGGCGAGTTTGATGCTCCAAGTCCAGAAGACGAAAGCATCATGCGCGAGTATGTTGAAGACCATGGACAAGTATACAAGCAAGCCCCAGCCACTGGCGAAGGCAAGACTGTTGGTAAAGGTGGCGATGCCCCAACACTGAACAAGCAAAGCATTGTAGCCAAGCCAAACAGAATGAGCAATTCTAACGATTTGCTTAAAGGTGGTACAGAGCAAGCTGCTGACGGCAAACCAACACCAACACCAAGCAACCAGTACACCAAAGGTCGTGGCGAGTTGAAGGGCGCAGGTTCTTTTGAAAACACCCCTAATGCACACACCAAAGGTTATACAAATCGTGCTACCAGCTATGAAAAAGCCAAAGGCAAAGAAGGCGAAACTACTGACGGTAAATTGCCAGTAACTAGCAAGAGCGTGGTTGGCGGAAAAGTTCGTTAATAGGCCCATATGGTAGCTTATCTAAGAGAACATCTTACATTTGACAACGCCAGGATGGAAGTCCTGGCAGAGTCGTCTGGTGATGGTGGTACAGGTAAGAATTACTACATGAAAGGTATCTTCATCCAAGGCGGTGTTAAAAATGCTAACCAGCGTGTTTACCCAACTGATGAGATATCTCGTGCAGTAGCTACAATTGACAAGCAGATCAAAGATGGTTACAGTGTTCTGGGTGAGTTAGACCACCCCGAAGACTTAAAAATCAACTTGGATCGTGTTTGCCATATGATCACTGACATGTGGATGGATGGCCCTAACGGCTTTGGTAAGTTAAAAATTTTGCCTACTCCAATGGGACAGCTGGTTATTACCATGTTGCAGAGCGGAGTTAAGTTAGGCGTTAGCAGTCGTGGTAGCGGTAACGTGAACGAAGGCAACGGACAAGTTAGCGATTTTGAGATAGTTACTGTAGATATTGTAGCACAACCCAGTGCCCCTAATGCATATCCAAAAGCCATCTATGAAGGTTTAATGAATATGTCAGGTGGTAATAAGATTTTAGAAATGGCAGGAGATGCCCGGACTGATCCAAAGGTGCAACGTTATCTCAAGCAAGAAGTATTAAAAGTAATTGCTGATTTGAAATTATAAAGTAGAAAATTTCTAGTAACCCAACTGGGTTATTTGAAACCTTGCCAAACTGCAAGATGATTACTGAAAAAGTAAACAGTTTAGAACAGGAGAACCACAATGTTCGATACATTGAAACCATTGTTAGATGCCAGCATTGTCAACGAGGAAACTCGTACAGCGATCAGCGAAGCTTGGGACAACAAGCTAGTTGAGGCACGGGAGCATATTCGCGCTGAATTGCGTGAAGAAATGGCTAGCCGATATGAGCATGACAAAAAAGTAATGGTCGAAGCTTTGGACAAAATGGTAACAGAAGGCTTGGCCGCGGAAATTGCAGAATTTGCCGGCGAAAAGAAAGCCATGGTCGAAGATCGTGTGAAATTTAAAAATCACATGATGGAAAGTGCTGGACGCTTTGACAGCTTCTTGGTTAAGAAGTTGAGCGAAGAAATCCAAGAACTACGTAATGATCGCAAGCGTCAAACTGAAAACTTTGCACGCCTAGAAAAGTTCGTAGTACATGCACTAGCAGAGGAAATTAAAGAATTCGCTGCCGACAAGAAGCAAGTAGTAGAAACTAAAGTTCGCTTGATCTCTACTGCCCGCGCTAAACTAGATGAGTTGCAAGGACGTTTTATCGCCCGCAGCAGCAAGCTAGTTAAAGAAGCTGTTGCCGCTAATCTAAAAACGGAATTGACCCAGTTAAAAGAAGACATTCAAACTGCTCGTGAGAACATGTTTGGACGTAGATTGTTTGAAGCATTTGCAAGCGAATTCAGCGTTACTCATCTCAATGAGAACAAAGAAATCCGCAAATTGCATGAGACAATCCAACAACAAAAGCAATCGATTGAAGAAATCTCTAGTACCGTAACTGCAAAGGAACGTGTAGTTGAGAGCAAGGATCGTGAGCTGCGTATTATTAAGGAATCAATTGAGCGCCGTGCAGCGATGTCCAGCTTATTGAAACCCCTTAATCAAGAAAAAGCTACTGTGATGACAGAGCTTCTGGAAAATGTACAGACTGATAAGTTGCAGTCTGCATTTGAAAAGTATCTACCAGCAGTACTAAACAATGCACCAGTTAAGCGTTCTGAAAAGTCCGCACTAACTGAAAGCAGAAGTGCAGTTACTGGAGATAAATCTGCTAAATCTGCACAGAACTCTGACACAAATGTCATTGATTTGAAGCGTTTAGCAGGGCTAAAATAAAATAGTTAACCTTAAAGGAAAAGAAAAATGACACAACAACTATTGGAAAGCCGTTGGGGCGAAACTAAAGATGCCCTGCTGGAAGGCCTACAAGGGTCACGCCGCACATCAATGGCAGTGGTATTAGAAAACACACGCAAGCACTTGCAAGAAAATGCAACTCTAGGCGCAACACAAGCTAGCAACGTAGCAACACTTAACCGTGTTATTCTACCAGTTATCCGTCGTGTAATGCCAACAGTTATCGCTAACGAAATCATCGGCGTTCAGCCAATGACCGGACCTGTTGCACAGATCCACACTCTACGTGTTCGTTACGCTGAAAGCATGAATGACGGCAGCAGCTATGGCACCAACACAACAGCTGGTGACGAAGCACTGAGCCCATTCAAGATTGCAGTTGCTTACTCTGGCGACTCTAGCACTGGTCGTGCAACTAGCACCAGCAGTCTAGAAGGCGTACCAGGTCGTAAGATCAACGTACAGATCATGAAACAAGTCGTCGAAGCCAAGACACGTAAAATGTCTGCTCGTTGGACTTTTGAAGCTGCTCAAGACGCACAAGCCATGCACGGTTTGGATGTTGAGGCAGAAATCATGGCTGCACTTGCACAAGAAATCACAGTTGAAATTGATCAAGAGATCCTAGGTTCTTTACGTGCCTTGGCTGCTCAAGAGTTCACTTATGACCAAGCCAATGTCAGCGGTACCGCTACATTCGTTGGTGATGAGCACGCTGCTCTTGCAGTATTGATCAATCGTAGTGCCAACTTGATCGCACAACGTACACGTCGTGGCGCTGGTAACTGGGCTATTGTAAGTCCAGCTGCATTGACAGTTCTACAAAGTGCTACTACCAGTGCCTTTGCACGTACCACAGAAGGTACATTTGAAGCACCTACAAACACCAAGTTTGTTGGTACATTGAACGGTGCAATGCGTATCTATGTTGACAGCTATGCCAATGACAGCACACCAGTATTGGTTGGCTACAAAGGTTCTAGCGAAGCAGACGCAGCAGCATTCTATTGCCCATACATTCCGTTGATGAGCAGTGGTGTTGTATTGGATCCAAACACATTTGAACCAGTCGTGGGCTTCATGACTCGTTATGGATATGTTGAGTTGACCAACACAGCAAGTTCTCTAGGCAACGCAGGCGACTACGTTTCTGAGATCGCTGTTAGCAATCTATCGTTCTATTAATAGTAGGACCAACTTTTTACCCTCGGGATGGGAAGTTACATTAAAGGGCCGCAAGGCCCTTTTTTGTTGATTGGAATAAATAATATTACAAACTTTAAAGGATTTTTTATGGCAGACTTAACAGGAACAACTTTCGCTAGAAACTACGAAAAAACATTTCCATCGTCACTATTTGGTACACGTGAATTGGCATACCTGGTTGTTGAAATGAACACCAACGTTTATAACAACTACTTGGATTCGGGCAGTTTATACGAGCAAGCTATCAAGGCGCTGCAACAACGTGCGGAAATTTACGCAGTTGGACGTCCAAACGGTGAATTTTTCACAGTGATTGCATCAGCAACTACACTACCATTCAACGTTGATGCACTGACCAAACAGCAAAATCAACAAAATCAAGACGGCGAGCGTATTGCTGCTCTTGAAGAAGTTATCAATACCACATGTGATGTTAATTGCCGTGTATGGAACGCAGTTCTAAACGGCAGCACTTTTAACTACGATGATTAATTTGTAGTTGACTCCAACAAAAAGCACCACTAGTGGTGCTTTTTCATTGTCCAGCTAAATACGTTGTACGACTCGCATGGTGTGAGTTTTATGCGGAAATCCAACCGCGTACGGCCTAGAACGCCGTGTTTTTTAAGGAAAAATAAAATGGCACATACAAGAAAATTACACTATAAGAATATCAACGACACCGTTGAGGCCCATGTTGGTCACTCTGGCGATATTTTTTATGATCCACAAACACCAGCATTGCGAGTTAGTGATGGCGTACACGCAGGTGGTATAACTGGCGTAGTACAAGTTACTAGAGTTACCGCAGACGATGATGGGTATGAATATACACTACTACCATCGGATCACTTTGTTATTGTTAATCCAGATGAGTATCAAGGTGTGTATGTATATCTACCACAAAATGCTGTAGATGGCAAACAATACATTATCAAGCGTGATCCAAATGCTAGTACATGGCATAGTATTCGTGTTCAACCCGAAGGTCCAACGACTGTTGAAGGCGATAGCAGCTATAATCGCGAATGGGGAAATCAATGCTGGACATTTACTTTTGATGCTGTAACTAGCACATGGTGGATTACCGGCTTTACAGCACAAGATCCAAATTAATTATTAAGGAGAAAATAAAATGGGACGTCCTTTAAATAAGAAATTTTTTGGTAATCGCAATCCGGGCCTAGATGGTGACTTTGGTGCGCAAAACACAGCAGGTGATGCAGGCCTAACCGGAACTGGCATTGACCGTGTCGAAATTAGCTACGAAGGCGATGGCTGGACCACACAGCCCACATATGTAGTAGAAGCGCCATCAATGGCCAACGGTACCACACTACAAGTATTGCCACACTACCAAGCACAATTGGCAGCAACAGTTACCAACGGTAAAGGTTACAACTACAACGATACATTTGCACTGCTGGGCACATATGGTCCAAACGGCCATGGCAATGGTCAACCAGGTTATGCAAATGCCACAGTATCAGCTATCACAGCAGTTGGTGTTACAGCCAATCCGGCATGGGATGGTGTAAACGGTTATGCTGATGGCGATGAATTGGTATTCTCAGCAGGCATGGTATCTGGCCATCCAATTTGTGTCACTGTAAAACGTCGTACTGGCGATCCTATCACAGGTACAGTAATTGCAGGTCTAGGCGCACCAACAGGATTTTTGATAACCGACGGCGGCGCCCGCGCTGCGGCAGCACCAGCAAATCCATTTGCATACGACACAAACGGACTAGGTGGTCAAGGTGCTGTTCTAAGTTTTGTCTGGGGTGTATACAGCGTTGATGTTGCAGATCCAGGTACCGAAACTGGTGACTATACCACTTTCCCAACTAACCCAGTTACGGCATATGGCACAGCAACCGAGTTCTTTACACCTGCAACATTTACATTGACATCAGTGCTGAGAAGCATTGCAGTTGTTAACCCTGGTAACGGATATGTTCCTGTTCAATTTACCCCAGATCCAGAATATGCGTATGCGGTACCGTTTGGTCCGTTGATCAACTTCACTCCTGATCGCAGCGTAAGCTATGACACTTATGGTCATGCCAGTCGATCCGATATATCGGGCGTTGATCGTGGCATTTTTGTATATGGTTATAACCCTATTACCGGGTATGGCGATGTACCATTTGTACCAGTTGATGTTATCAAGCAAGTATCCAGTCGTAGATATCGCATACGCGAGCGTCAGTTTGCTTATCTTGGTGCCACCGAGTACGGTACACTAACAGCCACCGACACGCACGGATCTTTCAGCATCGGTACCGCACAACCAGACGGCACTTTTGCAGTTGGCAGCTATGTGGCCATCTATGGCACCCCGGGTGGCCCCGGTGCTATAGCAGGTTATTACACTGGCCGCCGCTACGAAATTGTAGCTACCAACGGAACCAGTACTTTTAAATTGAAAGATTTTGAAGAGGACCTAACCACTACAGCAGGCGCTATCACTGGTCTAACCATCATCAGTCAGGAAGCACCCAGCCGTCCACTGATAGTGCGTTCAGCCAAATTGGTTCCGTACTGGCCCGAAAATACTGACGAAATTGCCATACTGGCCATGGACAACACCAGTTCGCTATATTTTGTTACCAAGTTAACAGCTCGTCGTGTGCAATTGGTACGAACAGATCTTGGCTTCTTTAACAACAACTGGCGTTTTGAAGATGGCCAATCGGCGCCATGGACTATGGATGTAGATAAATTAGATACTGCCCATGGTACAAATGTTTGGATCCAAAACTTCGACATTCTCACCGGACCCTAATTAATTTAGCCCAACCAAAAATAGCTGCCGTCGGCAGCTATTTTTTTATCTTTTTCTTTTGTATAAATACTGTATACTTCAGGATAACCAATGAGCACCGTAAAACGCACAGCTGGCGACTATACTATTACTACAGTAGATGGTAGTCTTTACGTAAACACCCAAAACTTTACCATTGACGGTAATTTGATTGTTACTCATAGCATTGCCAACGTAGAAGCCATCAACAACTACGTTTACGAAAATTACATTACGCTACAAGCTGGCAACAGTGGTGGTCCAATATTGGATGCTGGTATCGTAGTAGATCGCGGTGTTACAGGCATAGACCCACCTGCCCTGCGTTGGCACGAAGCCACACAGCAATGGGAATTGAACGATACCACCGGGTGGAGCAATTTTGGGCACACCACAGTGTACCAAGACAAAACACCAAAACTAGGCGGTAATTTAGATGTCAATGGGTACCACATCTGGAGCAGCAAAGGCAATGTTACCTTTGACAGCATCATACGAATACAACAGATCACTAGCGACCCCGCACCCAGCAGCGGCTACAGCACTATCTATGCCAAAGCTGCTGATGATGGCAACACTGGCTTGTACATCAGCAACGAGAAAAAAGTTGCTGAAGAATTGATTACCAAAAGAAAAGCACTGCTTTACTCACTGATACTATAGGAACAATATGTCATTATCTAATTTTACACTAACAACCACACCCAGCTCACTGTTTACCAGTGTTGGTAATACAAATGCTGTGATTGTTATCTACATCTGTAATACACATCCAACAGATACCATCACATTTAATTTGTATGCAGTGCCAGCTGGCGGACAAGCCGACGGTAGCACAATATTTTATAAAGATGTAAATCTCACAGCAGGTGACACTTATGTGCTTGACACCGAGCGATTGATCTTAGACGCCGGAGATGGGATTTGGGGCGACGCATCGGCAGCACTGAGCCTAGTAGTAACTGTGAATACGATTGTGGTTTAATATATGGGCAGATACCTTAAAAACAAAGAACTACGTTCAGCTGGCTACAGCATTAGAGCACCACAAGGCTACAGCGCTCTAGGCCACGGTAGTCCAGTTAATGGTTTGTTTAGATTAAACAAAGACACTGCAAAGCTGGAATATTTTTCAAATGGCAGCTGGAGAATTATTGCAATTGAGGGTGATGTAGGCATTTTAAAAGATACCTTTACTGGTGACGGTACTGCTAGACGTTATGGTCCCATGTCAATTGCATACACATCAGGCTCAGAAGCACTCATGATGGTCTACATTGGCAACGTGTTTCAAAATCCAGGAATAGCCTACACAGTAGATGGTAACTTTTTAACTTTTACCAGCACACCAAATAATCTGCAACCCATAGTGGTATTACATGGCTATGCTAGTACCAAAGTTCCACTATAATCTGTAAAAACTTGTTATGGCAATAGGACGCATATCGGGACCGATGCTGCTAGCAAACCTTGAACGTCAAGGTTATGATTTGGCATTTGAGGGAAATCTAATCTACTTAGATGTTAATCAACGCTATGTTGGTATCAATAATTCCGCCCCCGAGCACGAGCTGGATGTGCATGGTGTAGCACAGGTTACCACACTGACGGTCAAAAGTGCAGTCACAGGAAATACCTATACCCTACCCAATGAGCCAGCTGCCAACGTTGGCTTGGTGCTGACTTCTTCGGGTGGGTCGGGCACATATTGGGCCAAAAATGCTGCCACTATCGAACGCAGAAAATTTGAATACTACATAAACGATTTGCCATCGGGCGCATATGATACATTTGTCATGGACATTGGAGTAGCCAACATCGTTTACAATCTAACAGTAACCAGGCCCTGCCTAGTTGAAGTGTTTAGCAATAAACTCTACAATGATTCTAATCCCTATGCGTTTTTAGCCACAGTGGATCATTTGACTGATGATGGCACTGTATTACTTGACGATGGCAGCGTGATCCAGCAGCGGCAATACAGCATATTTGCTAATCAAGAAGAGCCGCCAGAGGCCAATGTTTATGCCCGCATAACCAATATTGACGGCGTAGCCGGGAATGTCACTGTGAGCATGACTTATTTTGCAGCAGTTACAGACAATCACGCTTCTGTGTATGATGTAAATGTTGTGACTCAATTGCCACAAGTTGGCTATACTGGGCAGTCAGTTTTGGACAAAACTGACGGAAAAATACATGTTTGGTACGATGGACAGTGGAATACTGTATAAGTACAAAATAAGATAAATAATTTTATGAATTCTAATTTAGAATAATCGGAGATTTAAAAAAAATGGCAACACAAACAACAGATACAAATTATTTTTACTCTATTGAACGCTCTGGATACTTGACAGTATCAAGTTTGTTTTTGGACGTACTAAATGATATGACCCTAGGCGGGGCATTTGAAGCAATCAATCTTTCAAACAATGCCAATGCTTATCCATATGTAGATCATACGCTGAATAATTATTCAGCTAATATCATACAAACTTCTACCAAAACAGTTGGTACTACTTTGTATCTGCCAGGTACAACTGCTGTATATCCTACCGGTATACATAAACCACGTCCATATGTAAAAGTCACCGCAGTAATTGACAGTACTGGTAAAGTCAACTACACCAGTGGTGCATCAGGCAATGTCTATGCACTGTCTGATGTTGTTAATGGTGACATTGGTACCACAGCAACTGACTGGCCTCTGTTTGAATCGGCTACAGAAACCACCATGCTGACGCCAAGCACAATAACCACACTGCAAACTAGTACTGACGGTGGTAAAACAATCACACCAACCAGTCCCCCAATTGGTGT